GGACAATTGCCAAAATCTGCAAATACCAAATCAGGGGGCAAACTCCAGACCGTTACAAAACAATCTTTAAAACTAGGACGACCTACAGAGAAAGTTGATCCTATTGAAGCTAAAAGAATTTGTGAATGGATCGCTCATGGTAAAACCTTACGAGAATATTGCCGTAAAAAAGGGAGCGTTCAATGGAGAACTATTTATAAATGGTTAGATAAAGATGAAGAGTTTCGTTCAGCCTTCGCACGAGCGAGGGATACAGGGTGTGAGATCCTTTTTGAAGAATGTTTGGAACTAATTGATACTCCACCAGTTATGTGCGGTTCAGAGGGCAATGAGAGGATAGATCCAGCGTTTATAAACTGGCAGAAAAATCGTGTTGAAACTAGATTTAAAATGCTATCTAAATTCAATCCCAAACGGTTCGGAGACAAATTAGGTGTTGATGCACAAGGAGATATTAACTTAACTATTAGTACTGGTATTCCTCAAGGATGAGCAGCATTGCCCTTGATTACACCCCTAGAGCGTGGCAAAGGGAGTGTCATTTAAAGAAACAAAGGTTTAGTGTTTACGCATTACACAGGCGATCTGGCAAGACAGAACTAGCCATAATGGAGCTAATAGATAAAGCGATTAAGACAGACAAAGAGCTAGGTATGTTTGTGTACGTTGCACCGTTCTTGAGACAAGCAAAAGCAATCGCATGGGCTAGATTGAAACAGAAGATAGAACCATTGCGTAGGCAGTCTGTAATCGAAATAAACGAGGGTGAGTTATCAGTAAGGTTTAAACATAATGGAGCGATCATCAGATTGTTTGGAGGTGATAACCCAGATGCCATGCGAGGTTTGCGTCTGGATGGAATAGTTATGGACGAGGTAGCCCAATTGAAAAATGAATTGTGGACAGACATAGTTCAACCTGCGTTGAGCGACCGTCTAGGTTGGTCAATATTCATAGGTACTCCATCAGGAATAAACCTATTTAGTGAGTTGTATTACAAAGCTATTGATGAGGACGAATGGGCAGCGGCAAGATTCACGGTCTACGATACTGATTCCCTACATCCCAACGAGGTAACTCGTCTCAAGCGAGACATGAGTGAGACATCGTTTGCTCGTGAGTATTTATGTGATTTCAGTGCAGCAGGTGATGACCAGTTAATCGCATTAGCAGATACTGAAGATGCAGCAAAGCGTATATATCAAAATGACCATGTCAAACTGTTTCCAGTAATCCTTGGTATTGACCCTGCAAGGTTTGGGGATGACCGTTCAGTCGTATTCCGTAGGCAAGGTAAGCAAGCATTCAAGCCAGTTATATATCGAGGTATAGACAACATGGATCTAGCATCACGAGTAGCTAATTTAATAGAGGAACATAGTCCAGATGCAGTGTTCTGTGATGCAGGTGCAGGTAGTGGAGTAATCGACAGACTCAGGCAGTTGTCATATGACGTAATTGAAGTACCGTTTGGTGGTAAGGCACTAAAACAACAGCAATACATTAATCGTAGAAGTGAGATGTGGTGGTTAATGAAAGAGTGGATAGAAGAAGGTGGTGCAATACCAAACGACATAGCCCTCAAACAAGAGTTAGCAACGCCAATTTATTGGTACGACAATGTGGGTAGACGAGTGTTGGAAAGTAAGGATCAGATAAAGAAAAGATTGCAGGGAGCAGGGTCACCAGATCTGGCTGATGCACTAGCACTAACCTTTGCCCTGCCAGTAGCCAAAAAAGTACCAGAGGATATATACATCAAAAGACGTAAAGAAGCCACAGGTAAGACGGAATATGACCCATACAGCAGACTTTAATTTTGTTCGTGTAGCACATGGTCTAGATGTAAAACCATTGCTTAAATTGTTAGACAATAAACCAGAATTATGGACAGAAATAACAGCACGACAAACTACGACTAACTCACCACATAAAGATACCGAGTGTATATATGTTCGAGGGCCATTAAAGATGAGTTTGTACTACGTCATGCACGATTTAGGATCATATGACTACCCATGTATGGAGTATTTAAAAGATGCACTTGTACCATTAATGCGACCAGTGTTGAAAAAGCTAGAAGTTAAGGAGATGGGTAGGGTACTTATTGTTAATCTCAAACCTAGTGGTCATGTAACTAAACATAACGACCAAGGATTGTACGCAGATCATTATTCACGATTTCATATTGTTATTAAATCGAACCAATGGTGTAGCCAAACTTGTGGCAATCAGAAGCAGAAGTTTGAGGTAGGCGATGTCTGGTGGTTTAACCATAAAAAAGTACACACAGCGGACAATGTTGGCATGACAGACAGAGTACATATAATATTTGATTGTAAGACCAAGTATTTTTCTATGGATGGTGTGACCGTAACAGGCGATAGAGCCATTACTCTTGATGAATGTGGAGTAGTTAATGATTGACATTACACTAGCCACAGTTGATGAGATGTTGGCACAGGCAAATGTCTTGTTTGAAGAGCATTACGAAGAGATTGCTCGCAACAAACAGATCATGAAGCTAAAGCCAGATGAAGAAACGTACCGCAAAATGGAGTCGGCACAGCAAATCTTCATTCTCTCAGCAAGGCAAGATGATGTATTGATAGGTTACTCTGTTAATTTTGTCACTAATCATTTACATTATGCCGATCTGCGTATAGCCCAAAACGATTTGTTGTTTATCAGCAAGCAACATAGGGGTGGCAGAATCGGTTTAAAGTTGATTAGAGAAACAGAAAACCATGCAACATCACTCGGATGCAAATTAATGCTATGGCATTGCAAAGAAAACACCACTTTGTCAGCTTTGTTACCGAGAATCAAATACGGTGTACAAGACATTATTTATTCCAAGGAGTTATGACATGGGAGTTGTAGCAGCAATTGCAGCAGTTGGATCTACAGTTGTGGCGGTAACATCAGCCAACAACCAGAGAAAAGTGCAAGAAAGGGCATTAGCAGATCAACGTCAAGCAAATGAACGTGCAGAACAACGTGCTAAACAAGAACAACAAAGGTCTGAGCAAGAATACAACAGAGCTAATAGGCAAAATGTTGATGTTGAAAGTGCATTAGACGCTAGTGAACTATCAGCACAAGAAGGAGCATCTGGAACATTATTAACTGGCAGCATGGGAGTAGATCCTAACCAGCTAAACCTTAGTCAAAACACATTATTAGGCGGTTAATCAATGAAAACCAAGAGAGATAAACTACTGACAAGGTGGGGTCACCTTAGATCAGAAAGGGCTACTTGGTGGTCACATTGGCAAGAAGTGACAACATACTTATTACCTAGAAATGGACGTTATTTTGTACAGGATAGAAACAAAGGACATAGAAGACATAACTCGATATATGACAATACTGGTACAAGAGCGTTAAGAACGCTAGGTGCTGGCATGATGGCAGGTGCTACAAGCCCTGCAAGACCGTGGTTTAGGCTAGGAACAGTAGATCCAGAACTTAATAAGTTTGCTCCTGTAAAGTTATGGCTAAATGATGTAACAGAACGTATGCAATTGGTGTTTCAAAAGTCCAATACATACCGAACATTGCACAGTATGTACGAAGAATTAGGTGCATTTGGTACGGCAGGGTCAATAATTTTAGCTGATGAAAAAACTGCAATACATCATTACCCTGTAACCATAGGAGAATATGCAATAGCTACGGATTATCAGGGCAGAGTAAACACTTTGTACAGAGAATTCCAAAAAACAGTAGGAGAACTGGTAAGAGAGTTTGGATATAAGAACTGTTCAACGTCCGTTAAGAATCTGTTTGACAGGGGTAACCTTGATAGCTATGTAACTGTGATACACGCTATAGAACCAAGAGATGATAGAGAACGTGATTTTAAAAAGAAAGATAATACCAACATGGCATTTAAATCTTGTTACTTTGAGCAAGGCGGTGATGGAGAACAAGTGCTACGAGAAAGTGGATACAAAGAATTTCCAGCAGTTGTGCCAAGATGGGGTGTTGCAGGTGGCGATATCTATGGCAATTCGCCCGGTATGGAAGCATTAGGTGATATAAAACAGCTACAACATGAGCAATTACGCAAGGCACAAGGCATTGATTACCAGACAAAGCCACCATTGCAAGTACCTAGCTATATGAAAAATAGAGATGTGGATAGTTTGCCCGGTGGAGTTACATTTATTGATGGTCAGCAGGGCAAAATTGAGACAGCATTTAACGTAAACCTAAATTTAAATCATTTATTAGCAGATATACAGGACGTAAGACAACGTATTAATGGTAGTTTTTATGCTGATTTGTTTCTTATGTTGGCAAATGCTACTGATACAAGAATGACAGCGACAGAGGTAGCAGAACGTCACGAAGAAAAATTGTTAATGTTAGGGCCTGTTTTAGAGAGGTTACATAACGAATTGTTAGACCCATTAATTGATATTACGTTCAACAGAATGATAGAAAATGATTTAATACCACCTGCCCCACCAGAATTACAGGGTATGGAATTGAATGTAGAATTTGTATCTATGTTGGCACAAGCACAACGTGCTATCGGAACTAATAGTGTAGACAGATATGTAAATAGTATGGGTTTAGTTGCCCAAATGAAACCTGATGTATTGGATAAATTTGATTCTGATGCATGGGCAGATGGATATGCAGATATGTTGGGCGTTGATCCATCATTAATTGTTCCCGGTCAACAGGTAGCAAAAGTACGCAAAGCAAGAGCAGAAGCACAACAAGCAGCAGCACAGGCTGAACAACAACAGCAAGCTGCTGACAACATAGCTAAACTCGGTAAGGTTGATGCAGGTAATGCTATGGATCTTATGAATCAGTTTAGTGGTTACAATTCACCATCACCATTGGAGGTATAACATGGCTGACCCAAATTTTCAAAGATTACCAGCAGAAACTAAAGATAGATTTAGGCAAATGATTGAAATGGATAGACGAGAAAAAGAAGAAAAAAAAAGAAAGAAAAAAGAAAAAGAAATGCAAAGAAAACGTATGAGGGAAGAGAGAAGACAGAAAAATGAAGATAGACGTAAAAAAATAGCAGATATCTTATATGGAGGTAAATAATGGCAAAATTAACTACTAGTCAGAAAAATAAATTAAAAGAACATTCAAAACATCACACTGACAAACATATGAGATTTATGAAACAACGTATGGAAAAAGGAGATTCATTTACGTTAGCTCATAATAAAGCAAAGAAAAAAGACAGACGAGAAGAAATTGCAGAAAAATTATACGGAGGTAAATAATGGATTTTGATAGTTATTTAAAAAAATTTTATGGGTTTGACACACAAGATGCAAAGTATAAACGAATGACACCCAAAGCAAAAAGAATATTACGGCAAAGTTTTGCTGTAGACACACAGAAAGAAAGTGATGACAAAAAATTAGCAACTTTGTACCCTTCTAATAAACAATCAAATTAATGGCAAAAAACGCAGGCCTTTGGGCAAACATACACGCAAAACGTGAAAGAATAAAAAAAGGATCTGGTGAACGTATGCGTAAACCGGGAGAAAAAGGTGCGCCAACAGCTAAAGCATTAAAAGATAGTCAATCTAAAAAGAAAAGAAAAACGTAAAGGTGTGACCGTAACACGGTTATTGTTAGATATATTAAATCATGAGTGAATACAATCCTCTCGACTTAAAAGGTCAACAAA